GCGTACAGGTCGATGCCGAAGTTCTGCTTGGCCTTTTGCAGCGTTTGCGGCGACAGCACCTTGGCCATGAAGTTGCGCATGTTGTTGGCCGCTTCCGCCGGGTCGGCCGCGCCCTTGCGCGCGATCTCCAGCGCCGCGCCCATGGTCGCCACGGCATCGCTGCCCGTCATCTTGAACGCGCGGAACTGCGCGCCCAGCACCGGCAGTTGCTGGGCCATGTCGCGCAGCTCGACGTTGCCTTCCTTGCCGGCCTGCGTGAGGATGTCCAGCGCTTCGGGCAACGCCTTGGGCTGGATGCCCATGCTGTCGATCAGCGTGAAGCTGGCTTTCGACAGATCCTCGATGTTGGCCGATTCCGCTGTGGCGGTGCGACCGATCGCGACGATGCTCTTTTGCGCGCGGCCGACGTCGAGTCCCGCCGCGACCAGGAACCCGATGCCGGACTGGATGTCGCCGATCGAGCGCCCGGTCTGCTTGCTGGCATCGAAAATGGACTGCTTGAGCGCAGCGATCGCGCCCGCGGACAGTTCGGCGGTGTTGCCGATGTTCTGCATTTCCGCGTCGAAGTTCGCGGCATCGTTGGCCCAGCCGGCGAGCGCGCGCCCCGCCAGCAGCGCCGTGCCGAGCTTGGCCACCTGCCCCATGAATTCGCCGCCCAGCCGCTTGCGCTTTTCGAGCTGCGCGTAGTTGGCCGCGAGCGCGGCTTTTTGCCGGTTGAACGTGGTGGTGAGGCGCTCGCTGACCGTGTTGAGGTCGCGCGTGTCGATGCCGGCCCGGCGCAGCGCATCGCCTTCCTGCCGCAGCTTGGCGCGCTGCTGGTCGAGCGCGGCGGACAGTTTCACCGCCTTGCCCTGCGTGGTTTCCAGTTGCTTGGCGAGCTTGGGCGAGGCGTCACCGCCGGCGATGGCCTTGCGCAGCGCCATCACCTTGGCTTGGGTTTCGCCCAGCTTCACGCGCATGCCATCCAGCGCGGCATCGTTGCGCTGGAACGCCTGCACTTGGTTCAACTGGACGTGGGTGGCCTTGAGCGCCTGGCCGAGCGCGCCGACCTGCTGGTTGGCGCTGCCGAACACCTTGCCGAAACTGGTGGAAGTCGCGGCGCCCAGGATGACGGAAAGTTTCAGGGTATCAGCCATGGGCATGCTCGCGACGGTGGCGGGCGATCAACCCGCGATTTTGTCGGACAGGGCCCGCATCCATGCGTCCAGTTCTTCGATGTCCAGATCCTCGAGTTCGCGCAGGCCCCATCCGGTGTAACTCGCCAGCACCAGGCAGGCATGCCGGGCGCTGGCGATGCTTACTGCAAAAAACCCTGCACCACCTTTTGCACCTGCGCGTAATCGGCGGCGTCCAGTTCTTCGATCAGCTTGGGCGCGACGCCGGCAAGGCTGGCGAACTGGATGATTTCCTTTTCCGCATCGCTGTGGCCCTGCTTGTCGGCGTGCAGGATGTCGCGCACCTTGAGCCGTCGCAGATCCAGATACGCGCAGGTGAGGCCGTCCTGCGTGACGGGATACTTGAGCGTAACGCGGGTGGTGCCGGGCGCTGCCGGGGCGGCGGCGGGGTCTGCAATGGGTGCGTTCGATGCGTTCATGAGGTAATGCCTCTCCGGTGGGGAAACGGGCCTGCCGAGGCAGGCCCGCAGGTGGTGGCGGGTACGCGTCAGATGCCGAGCGCCTTGCGGTGTTCGGCCTGGCGATCGACGCCGTTGACGATTTCGACCATGTTGAGCAGGTCGATTTCGATCAACACCGCGCCGTTGATGGACAGCTTGAAGTAGCTGCACACGCTGGACACGGTGATGGCCGCGGTCTCGCCCGGCTTCCACTCGCCGTGGTCGATTTCCTTGTGGCGGCCGCGCACCACGATCTCGACGGCGTCGACGTCGCCGGTGTCGTCGCGCTGCATGGCGCCGGTGAAGCGCAACTGGCAGGTGCCGGCGCCGGTGACGCCGTACTGGTTGAGCAGCGACTCGATCATGCCGCCGCAGGTCCAGGAGACATCCAGCGCACCATCGTCGAGGCCCAAGTCCACGTTGACGGCGCCATGCATGCCGCCGCCGCGATAGGCTTCGAGCTTGCGCGTGAGCTTGGGCATGGTGAACGACTGCACCACGCCCATGTAGTTGTTGCCATCGTTGAAGCAGTTGAGGTTCTTGAGCTTGCGGGGCAGTGCCATGGTGGTGACCTCGAATGAAAGCGGGTGCGGATGCGGGCGACGTGCGCGCGACGGCTACCGACGGCGTCAGGCGTTGACGCGGTCGGCGAAGTCGATCAGGTAGCGATCGGTGATGCGCTGGTTGAGCAGCAGGTTTTCCAGCGGCGGCACCGGGGTGTAGTCGTAGTCGATGTAGAGCTTGCCGGCCTTGAGCGTGTCGGCGGTGTTTTCGGTGTCGTCGAACCACGCCGAGCCGTCGATGATGTAGCCGCCGGATTTCAACTCGCGCATCTTGGCGTTGATGCCTTCGATGATGTCGCGCACCAGCGACGCGTACATGGGCTTGTCGACCGCCCACAGGTACGCCTCGGCGATGGTGTCAGCCAGCACCTGCGCGGTGCGTGCGGCGGACTCGTACTGGAACAGTGGATCGCTGCTGCAGGTGCGATCGCCCCAGAACCGGAAGCCGCTGTTGCCGATGAGGGTGGTGACGTTGGCCTGGTTGAGCACATCGGCATCGGTGCCGGTCTGCTGCAGATCCCACTCCACGTCGATGCTGATGCCGGTGACGCCGGCGATCGGCACGTTGGACAGGGTCTTTTGCCAGCCCTGCGCTTCGTCGATGGCCGAGCGCAAGCCCAGCGCATAGGCCACGGCCGGCACTTCGACGTTGGCGCTGGTGGTGGTGTCCCACGCCATCAGATTGGGCCAGATCACCATGACTTCGCGCGCGGCGAAGTTGGCTGCGTAGGCGGTGGCCTCGGCGACGGTGGTGGCGGCGTCCGCGTGCACGTAGGCCATGGCGCGGAGTTTCGGCGCGAGCGTCGCCAGTGCGGTGGCGACCGCCTGCGTATCCAGACCCGGGCAACCGATGATGCGCGGCTTGACGCCCACCTTGGCCTGCGCCGACAACAGCGCCTGCATGCCGGTGAAGTGGCCGTTGACGTCGGTGCCGCCGATCACGTTGGTGGTGGTGGCCGCGGCGTCGACGCCTTCGGCCACGCGCACCACCACGCACACCGCCTGCGCCTGCGCGGCGATCGCGGTAAGGGTTTGCTTCAGGGTGCCGGTGGTGCCCGCGCCGGCCAGCGCCGCTTGCGGGTTGGTGACCAGCACCGGCGTATCCAGCGGAAACGCTGCGGCATCGGCATCCTCGGCCGTGGCCACGAAGCCGATCACGGCCGTGGCGATGGTGGTGATCGGCCGCGTGCCGTTGTTGATCTCGACGACGCGTACGCCGTGGTGGAAGTCGGTGGGCATGGTGGTGACCTCGGGTAACGCCGCTTACGCGGCCTGCTGGATGAGAGGGATGGAAAACTGCTGGACTGCGTTGGGCGTGGCGACGTCGGTGCGCACGGCGTCGACGGTGAGCGTGTATTCGCCGTTGGCGGGTCCGGCAAGGCCCACGCGCGTCAGGCGGATGCGCGGCTCCCAGCGCATCAAGGCTTCCGCGACGGATGCGTACAGGCGCACCGCGGTGGCGCCGGTGAACGGCTGGTCGATCAACTGCATCAACAGGCTGCCGTAGGTGCGGCGCATGACGCGCGAACCCAGCGGCGTGGTGAGGATGTCCGCAATGGACTGCTGCAGATGCGCAGTGCCCGAGAGCGGCTTGCCGGTCGCGGCGTCGGTGCCGATCATTGCGGCGGACCCGACAACTGCGAACCGGCGGTGACGCCGGTGGTGACGTGATCATGCAGGCTTACACCGTTGCCGACGACGTCGGTGTCGGCGGTGACCTTGGCGCTGCAGTGCGTGTCGGCGTCGAGTTGGACGGTGTCGGTGACGTGCAGCTTGCCGGTGATGGTGACATCGCCCGTAGCATGAATGCCGCCCGTGGCGGTGATGTCCGCGGTGGCGCCATCGGGCAACGTGGCTTTGAGCGCGTGCGCC